AATCATGTCTGGAAGCAGAATAGTGACTTGTACGACCTGTTGCTATTTTGGTAATTGCACAACAAACTGTTTTTAATCTAGCGTTGACAAAAAAATCATGCTAGGATAAATTTGAAACCTGGCTAGAGAGGGAGTAGCTACCCTCTCGAAAAGCGTCCCACCCTCGCCTGCCAGAAGTTTCATCAAGGGTGCTTTTAAGGTGGAAAATTCCATGCGCATCAAAAACTGGCACAAGTTCCAGCATTTCAAGGATCGTCGTCCTCCTTGGGTTAAGCTGTATCGGGACATTCTTGACGACTACGAGTGGCATCAACTTGACCCACTTTCAGCAAAAGTGCTGACTATGCTTTGGCTTATTGCAAGCGAAGATGATGGCAGGCTTCCAAACATTAAAACTCTTGCTTTCAGGCTTAGATTGACTGAAAAGCAAACTAATGAATCAATAAAAAGCCTCTCTCATTGGCTGGAACAAGATGATATCAATGTGATATCAAGTCAATATCAAGATGATCTACCAGAGACAGAGACAGAGACAGAGAGAGAGACAGAGACAGAAATAGCTAAAGCTATTCGTCCCCGCCAAGCGGGAACACCATCTGCACCGATTGATGAAATTATTTCTCTTTACAACGAGAAATTGCCAATGTTGAGCAGGGTCACAGTGATAAATGATTCACGCAGAAGGGCTATTTCTGCTAGATGGCGTGAGGTTGTGACCACTGACAAGCTGGACAAAGAAAAGGGCCTGGAGTTCTTTTCCTGGTTTTTCGAGATGGTTTCAAAGTCCAAGTTTCTGACAGGCAGAAGCAAGGATTGGAAAGCTGACCTTGACTTTCTGTTTAACCCAAGCAAGTTTCCTCGAATCATCGAGGGTGCATACCATAAGGAGTAATCATGGGATACGCTGATGCAAAAAGATCGTTTGAAACCGAAAAAAAAGATGATTTCAATGAAATTCGTAATCTTTGTAGGATATGTGGAGCATCAAGACTAAACGAGGAGTTGATCAAATATGGTTCTTATTGCATGAATTGTTTTGATCAATACTGCAAGCAAACACCGTCATATTTCAATGATGACATCAAGGACTATTCAGGCGATCCAAAAGGATGGGCTAGAAGAATTATTGATCGTCATGCAGCAGGTCGTCATGTAAGCAAAATTGCGCTTAAATTAGCCAATGAAGCGTTGGGGACAAAACATGAATACTGAACAAGCCAAGCGAATTCTTGATGAGCACAAAGAAACTGGATGCCATTCGATACTCACCGTTACCCGAGCACTGTGGGCAAGCGGAGATTTATGTGGAGTGGATGGACACTTGCTTGAGGCTGGCGAGGAACCCTGGGTGGAAGGCGCACATCTGGTGGAGAGTGCAAGACCTTGATGCTGACACATCTGGGCTATTCAAAGGCTTCAAAGAAGATTTTTTAACCAGAATCAAGGCGATTAAATGACAATTTACTGCGGCATAGACCCTGGTTTGATCAGTGGTGCGGTAGGTGCTCTTGATCAGCATGGCAACTACATCGAAGCATGGTTCATTGAGCATCAGGACAAGCGCATACTGCCCATTGTGTTCAAAAACGCCCTACTGAAGGCCATAGACCCCAAGGAAGGGGCGCAAATCTGCATTGAGAGCGTTCACAGTATGCCTGGGCAGGGAATAGCCTCAACAGCCCGTTTTATGCGAGCAGTAGGGGTCATTGAAGCAGTATGTGAGCTAACACGCTACCCTGTTCACTTTGTCAGCCCCCAAGCCTGGAAAAAGTATTGGGGGTTAACCAGCAACAAAGATGAAAGCCTAGATGTGGCTCGGATGATGTGGCCTGAAGCGCCACTCAAACGAAAAAAAGATCATGGGGTGGCTGAGGCACTGCTGATAGCAGACTACTGGAGACACATGCATTTAGGGTTAAAACATGACAAAACCAATCAAGGCCCTAGCGTATCTAACTGAAACCGAGGCCCAGGTACTCGAAAACATAGGGCTAGGCACATCTAACGGCATCAAGCTGGCCTTATCCTGGGTATCTCATTTTTACAACTGTGGACTACGGCCCGATATGGATTTACAGCGGATAGGGCTATCTATCATGGTAAACCCTGAGATATCGGAGGATTTAAAACAATGGCTAGATAGCCAGCGCCTAGATAGTGACTAGAAAACCCGCGCAAAACGCATTAAAACGCGATATAGGCGTTTTTTATGGCTAGTGGCTAGGTACGGATAGGGTAAGGCTAAAAACGCGCTATAGCCCCTAAAATTGACGGGCATAAAAAAACCCGGACTATGCCGGGTAACCCTTGGAAAATTCAAGTATTGGCTATTTTCGCCTAAAAATGATTCTAGCCAATAGTGCCAGTGTTGCATATATCATTTAATAACCCTCCGCATAATCCTCTAGGCTAGTGACTAGGCCGTCAAAATCCTCCGTAGGGCCTAGTAAATCCGCTAGGGCATACACGATACTAGGATCGATCCCCATATCATCCGCTAGGTTTTCTAAGTACTTGCGACGGCTAGAAAACCCGTTTTCTTGATAGATTGACATATCAACACCTATTAACCCGGCAGCGCCCGGTAAGCGCCTATGCACAGTACATAGGACATAGGCCGCGATAAAACGGCCTATAGCCTAGGCACTATCAATGTAGCGCGTAGGATATGACGGCACTAGTCCAGCATGCGCGACAATCCCGGCATTCTCCGTTCTGATCCGGTGCGCGGCATGCTTCACCCGTAGGGGATTTTTTGCTATGCACATTACTAGCGGTAATTCCCGGTACATTGACTAGGCTAGCCGGGATTTTGACGGGTTGATCCGGATACATAGCCGATAGCCGTACGGTTAGGTTTTCTGGGATCGATCCATGCTTAGCGACATAGGATTTAACGATAGCGTATTCACGGGTAGGCAGCCAGTGACGGGTATTAGGCGTGCGACGGCATATCTCCGCTATTTTCTCTAGGTGCGATAGGGATTGGATATCTCCGCTATCGTGCCAGCGAAAATATGGATCGCTACCTATGCTAGTAACCATAGAATCAACCCATAACGGATCATTAATGCTATCTAACCGGGCAAACTGCGCGGGTTTGATAGTGTTAGCGTACATAGAATAAAAACCCTTATCCGCATAGCATGTACTACATATCGATCCGGGTATTTTGGCCATGCGATAGCCAGTATTGCATGCTTCGGTAGGTAGGCTATAGCTCTTACACGGCATTTTGCTAGTTTGCGTTAACCCGCCATTGATCATTGACGCGTCGCGTTTTAACATGATAACTTTTTGCATTTTTGACACCTATTGAAAATTGATTGTTGACTAGAGAATTATTCCCATATCGCTAGTATGATAGCTAGGGATACGGCAGCTATCGCGCATGCCGTCATTGTGAATTTATCGATTTTGTCCATTGTTGACACCTATTAAAATGGCCCGGATTCAATCAATCCGTACCGCTATCTTAGCTGCTATTACACGATAGTCCAATTGTATTTTTCTATCGGATAGCCTAACCCGATAGCCCATATATCAATTACCCCATAATCATAATTAATCGTAAAGTATTGCATGGTATGTATGCTATCGGTTATGCATGGATTGAATAGCTATGCAATATTGATATGGGTAGATTTTTGCAAGTACTGGCTAGGTGTCTAGAAAATGGTGCTTCTCATTCTCATTTGAGAGTCATTATCATTTAGACGCATCTGGGAATTACTTTCATTTGAGAATCATTCTCATTTGGTTTGCGTGGCTTGTGTTGTTTTTGAGAGACATGGTAGGGGGGGAGGGGTGTGGCGTGGTGGGAGAAATTGATGGAGCCTCCCCGATTCTGAAAAAGCAAAACTGACTTAAATGGAAAGGTGGACGACTAGGTAGCAAGAAGAAGGTCGGACGAAGAGTATAGGCGTGAGACTGTAACCCGTATATACAGGTGAGTTCTTCTTTTAGAAGAGAGCCTCTTGTTTATCTAGGCTACTGGTTGTTTGTCAGACATTACCAGATCGAACAACATTGCCCTGTTCAAGTTGAGTGTGAAGACTCCCGTCTTTGTCACTGCTCTACTGGAGACTCGTCCGATTCGCCATGTTTATCCCACTTTGTCGGCTCAACAGCATGGAGGGCTGGGTCATAGCCCCGACTGCATAATAGCGTCTTGACAGTTTTTGTCAATGGGATTACCCTACTCAATAACTTCCTTCTATGGGCAAAAGAAATGAGTGTCGAGATCAAGAAGAAAAGGGGTAGACCTCCTAAACAAATAGGCCAGATGACTGTAACTGACCTTGCCAAGCAAAAGCAAGACCTCTTACCCGTCACTGAGTCACAAAGGCTTAAAACCTTAAAGAACATCTTGATCAACTCTGCGGGGACGAATGTTGTCCACAAGGCCATTGAAATCGCCATGAATGATGACCACCCTGCCCAAGCCTCTATGATTAAACTGCTGATGGATAGAACTCTGCCTGTCAGTATGTTTGAGAAAGAGAAGAATCAGAGAAGTGCTGTGACAATCAATATCACAGGGATTGGGGATAGTCCTATATCCATAGGCTCACCTGATGAGCCTGAACCTGAAGTCATAGATGTTGAGGACAAGAATGGCTGACTTAAATTTTAGTTTGTTGCCATGGCAGGGGATGGTTTTTAGCGACAAAACAAGGTTCAAAGTAGTAGCCGCTGGTCGGCGTTGTGGTAAATCCCGTTTGGCGGCAACTAGCCTGATTATTGAGGGTTTACGCTGTCCTGCTGGCTCGGCAGTCATGTATGTGGCTCCTACCAACGGACAGGCTCGTCAGATCATTTGGGATGTGTTGTTGGAAATCGGGCGTGAAGTCATTGCTGGTAGCCATGTAAATAACCAAGACATCACCCTGATCAACGGAGCCAAAATCTATGTCCGTGGGGCTGATAGACCCGATACGCTTCGTGGTGTGAGCCTGACATTCGTGGTTCTGGACGAAGTGGCTGATATTAAGCCTGAAGCCTGGGAGCAAGTCATCCGAGCCGCCCTGTCAGACAAAAAAGGCAGAGGACTGTTCATTGGTACGCCAAAGGGCAGAAACTGGTTCTACGATATGTACAAACTTGGTTTGGAAGAGGAAGACCCAGAATGGAAGTCTTGGCACTTCACCACGGCTGATAACCCTCTGATCGACCCAAAAGAGATCGAAAATGCCAAGAAAACGATGTCTACATTCGCCTTCAACCAAGAATACAAGGCGAGTTTCAACAATGCTGGAGCCGATGTTTTCAAAGAAGAATGGCTGAAATATGGGGTTGAGCCTGAATATGGCAGTTACTACATAGCCTGTGACTTGGCTGGCTTTGAAGAAGTGGCTAGAGCCGCTGCGAACGCCAAAATCAAGCTAGATGAGTCTGCCATAGCAGTCGTCAAAGTCACAGATGACGGTGTTTGGTTCGTCAAAGAGATTGTCCACGGACGCTGGGACATCCAAGAGACTGCCACTAAGATTCTGATTGCCATTC